ATTCTGGTTTTCTTTTATTCGCCACTTTTCAAAATCTCCGTTTTTTACTGCTTCTTCCGCTTCAGCAAATAGTAAAAGTTAGATAAAAAAGAAGGGGCAGCTTTTCGGCTGTCCCTAACTTTTAAAATTCATCGATCATCGGGCAATCGTGATGATCCATCTCTTTTAGATCATCTATGCTCACATAGTACTTTATGAGCGCGTATGCAATGTCTCTTTTTCCTGGTGCAGCGTTCAGGTCAAAAGTAAATGGCATCTTCCGGAGCGCATCGTTGTATGCCGCTGAAAAGATCATGTATGCCCGCGTATGTAGTTTTGCCGGTCTCTCGCCGGATTTCTGATTCCGGTAATCCTCTGCGATTCCTTTCCAGCTCAAATCCTCCGGAATCTCTGAAGTAATATATACGCGCTCCGCGTAATCATCAGGGAGTTTTTCTACCTCGATGTATGCATATTTCCGCCGCCCGTTTTTCTCGTATCTAAATACGATATCCTCAATATACGGGAGTGCGGTATATTTCACTCCGTTTTGCTTCAAGACCTCTTCAAAAGGTCCATCGATGACCTGATATATTACCTCTACACCATAATGATTAAATTTTTCCATTTTTTCTTCTCCTTTTTCATTTTCTTTTTCCAGCCGATCCAGTTCAGTTGCGACTGCCTTTTTTATAAAAGGAGCTGCAGCTTTAATACCCAAAGCTTCCATACGTTCCCGTGTGCCTGCCGGAAACACGACATTCACACGGTCGTTCTTTTTCTGGTACTCTTGCGAGTACCAGATTTGCTTTTCAGGTGTCTTATTTTCTTTTTTCCCCATTTTCAATCCTTTCCAAAACAGAAGGGGAAGAAACGCCCCTGCTGTTTTTACTCAGTTATTTCGGTGAGTGTATACTCACCTTCTTTAAATCTCGGATTATCTCTAAACCTATTGGCTACGCACATACACGCGCCATTCAAGGCTGCAGCTTCTCCTTCGTGAATGAATATTTCATCCTCGTAATAGATCCTACTGACTTCTTTTTTTAAATTGAAGGAATACCCTTCAATTTTGAATCTCTTTTTCATTTTTCTTCTCCTTTGAGCAGATCCAAAACTCCCTCTTCGGTCAGGGCAAAAAATTCGTCTTCCTCAAAAGGGACACTCCTTTTGATCCAGAAGTACTCAGGAGCAGCCGACTTATTGATTTCGAACTCGGCATCTCCAATTTTCACGAAGATCTGATCTTCCTCTGATTCCGGATCTAAATCCGCGTACCAGATCGGATTAAATCCGATATTTTCTATTTTTTCTTTCAGCAATTCAAGTTTTTCCATGCTTTTTTCTCCTTTTTTTGTTTTCGTTCCTTATGTGATTATAATACACTAAAGCACATTATTTGTAAATACTAAAGCACATATTTTAGTAAAAAAAACAGAGCTCATAAGAGCCCTGCTTTTCGGTGTTGTTTTCCTGTATGTCTTTGGTCGGAAAATTTACTCTTTCCTCCACTTTTTTGTTTTCCCATCCCATTTAAAACCGCGTTTTTTCAGTTCTGCACGGATGCCATACGTCTGTCCCGAGACAGCTTTAACCTTGTCCCAGTTGATACCAAACGTGTCTCCATCCTCTGCGCCAGCATTTAACTTATATGTAAGATACTGCGTTTTATTTGTTTTAGATGTCTTTTCGCGTTTTTCAGGAGTAGCATAGTCAAAAGATAACTCCCCGGTACGATCATCAGCAGATGCCTGCAAAATCTCGTTCTTGTAATAAGACCCGTAATACCCGCGTGATTCTCTATATACTGCTTCTATTTCCCTGGGCTCTGCAGATGGATCGATGATCCCCCCTCTATTTTTTTTCGCACTTCCGGCTGCGTTTAAAGCAGCTCCGCGACCGCCAAAAAATTGTAAGTCTACTTTCATTTTGTCCTCCCTCTTTTTAGTTGACATCTGCTCGTCTACTTTACGAGATTATCTTCTGCGGATTCGTTTGTTCGCTCGGTTGGCTTTTCTTGCATTACGCGATCCTTGCACAAACGTTTTGTCACTTGCATACGCTCTGTCTAAAAACGTATCCATTTCTTTTCGGTATGCTGCATGTTTTTTTTCGTCTGCTCTTTTCATTGCTGCGGTTACTGGTGCCGTTTTTGCCCCATTGGATTCTACCCGGCGTTTGAACTCTGCTGGTGTCATGTTTTGTGGAGTTGGCCAGCCATTCCTCCCATCCCCGCCGAATAATAATTCTGATTTCCGTGTTTCTCGAAATAATACCGTGTCGTTTCTCCGTTATACGTAACATCCAGCCCAACGCCGCCGATTTTTCCCAAACCGCTGCTTCCTCCACGTCCTCCGAAAAACTGTAAATTTATCACCATGCCGCCACCTCCGCAACGTTAAATTTATCGCTAAACGGCTTTATCCTGATTATATCACCTTTGCAATCGTCTGGTACAGATCCATAAAAGATAATCTTATCAGGACATAGCCGCTTCATCATTTCATCATAGCCTGCGGCCGGGAGGACTTTGAATGTTCTCTCGGCCTATATCTTTATTCCAAGATCTTAACCTTATGGACAATCCCATTAATTCCCATCGCCGCAAACTGCTGCCGGATAACCTCTGCCTGCTCGCGTGTCCATACATCAGCTACGGATACTGTGTAAATCACTCCCGGCTCCGCTGCAGGATGCGTCCATTCCGCAGGATCATCATATGCGATATCAAGATCTACATCCCCCTTGATACCTGGGATATCCCCACAGCTCGTGTACTGCCATCCAGATATGTTTCCGTCAACATCGGGCTTGTATTCCTGATCCGGCTCGTCATCAAACTGCATCGTTCGATAACCTTTGTAGTATCGAGCCACCCACAGCCGTGTCCCAGCAAACGCGTCAAAGTCAAGCCAGCGCTCCTTATAAACATACAGCCCGATATATAGCCCAAACCCGTACCCTGCCGTTGTGATGACTTCCTGTGCCGCTCTGATGCACTTTGTCAGTTTTTTAATGCCCAACGGATGCAACACATCTTTGTCCTCTACATCCCACCAGACCATTGTTCCGGTAAGCCCGTGAGACTGTAATAATTCTACGACCTGCTGAGCTTCTCCACGCGCCGTTTCCGGCGTGGCTGCGTAGGTGTACTTATATACAGACAATGGTATATTGTGCTTTCGGCAGCCTTCCAGATTTGCAGCAAACTGATGATCTTCCTTGCCCGATCGGCGCACACTGCGCAAGATTGCGAATGCAACTTTTGACGCTGCAACCTGTTCCCAGTCTATTGCCCCTTGATTGTCTGATACGTCAATTCCTTTCCACATCATACATCCTCCACAAAACATAGGGCGACAGAAGCCGCCCAAGAATCACGCTTAACCCTGCGCGGGAGATAATCGGATCACCTTATCCTTCCTGTACTTCTTTCCATACACTATCTGTTCCTACAGCTCCCGGCTCCCATACATTGTTGTCGACAAGAGATTCCCAAATCTTACTATTGTGTTTTACCTTGTCGCCTTTTTTATATCCGTTTGTGCTAGACGGCTGCTCCCAGTCCGGGATAACACCAGGATCTGGGATGAGTACCTTTGCAAACAGGGAAGGCGCCGCCTCCGGCGTCCACTGTGTCTGTTTATCGTGAGCACTAAGGACATTGTAAAGCACGTTGTTGTAATTAACGCGCTGCCCTTTTTCCAAATGCGTACCCTCTTCCAGTTTTTCCCATTCGGGGTACAGAGAGGGGACGCGCAAAGCCTGTGCATCCGTGTTATCCACAGCGCTGAATTTAGCCTGCTCTAGCATTGCCAGGAGATTTTCTTTCGCTTTTTCCGTAAACATATCATTCGCCCTCCAAGATTCCGTTAACTTCGTTGATGCCGGACGTGATGCTGGACACATCGTTTTCCAGTTTTGCGACTTTATCAGTCAGTCCCTCCGGCAGCCCTGCTTCTTCAGCTTTTTCCATATGCACCGTACATACAGCCACATGGGATTCCACAAACCCGCTTTCTGTGGTTGCGTCCTCCTGCTCGTAATTGATGGACGCTATCACGTCAGGCGTATATTTCAAACTCACGAATTTTTTAAACCCAGCATATCCGCATATCAGGTCAGTCCCAACATAATATCGCATCACAGCCGTATTCTCAGCGTTCGAAAACATGTCAATTATGCTTTTTGTATCGCTGCTTTTTATAGAGATTTGCAAGGTTTTCCCGCTTTGGACAATTCCATCAATCTCCAATTCTTTCCCAGATTTAAATACGATTTTTCTCATTTTTTACCTCTTCTCTGTTAGTGTTTTAGATTTTGGTTAAGGATTACAAATTTAATATTTTAATGTAACTAATCCACCCCTTTTCTCGCCCCATTGTTAAGGTCTAATAGCACTGGTACTGGTAGTGCTACTGTCAAATCCTTTGGATTTAAATAATAAACACGCGTTTGGTATCGGATGATTCTGTGTCGATCGTAGCTCCGTTATTAAGGTTTGTTACATCCACAATTGCTAAAAAGCACAACACACCACCAATATGCGCAGGGACAATCTGTCGGATGCTATATGAGCCTTTTAAATTTTTAATTGTAACATTTTGGGTTTCAGACTTTTGGTGGCAAAAAGTAAGCAATGTGCATTCGCCATAATCCTTCACGCAAGTGTATGGCATTTCTCCCAGGTAAGCAATGCCATTGCTACCCAATTTTTTTGTTACTGTATCAGCACCAGGGGCGGGAATATATGTAATATACACGCCGTCCTCTCTGGCATCCATGCCTTTTATAGCACCATTGTCGTTTATGGCATTCAAATTGGTCTTTACCTTCGCAAATCCGTTCGAGATTCGCTGTTCGAGGTCGTTCATGTTTTTAGTGTTAAACGCATCGCCCTCCTGCAATACCTGTCCCTCACTGCGGGAAACGTCATACGTTGTTGATTCTCCGTTTGCAACGTTTCTCAGAAGCCTACGTCCTGCAAATTCCACAAGGCGGGCTTTCCATTCTTTCGGAGTAAACCACGTTTCTGCCATTATAAAATTCCTATTCCTTCCCCGGCGTAGATTTCATCGCCGCAATAATAATAACTGCCCACAACTCGATCATAGACATATTTGACATCGTGCAAGATCCGTTCTATGGCGTTCCATTTTTGATAAGTAATCAGCGGCGGGTCTGGTGTGGCAGGGGTATCTTTCAAAGCACTCCACGCCTCTCGGATCCGCTGCACGTTGTCGCGGATCCGTTTAAAATCACTTACTCGCGGAACCTGATCCGCCCCCCACATCTTTACCGTCACGCTTACCGCCAAAGCCTCAGCGATCTCACAGATGTTACTTTCGATCCGGTTCAAATCCGCTGCATTCAAAGCTCCCTTCATTCCGGCAGCCCATTCCCTTTTTTCTTCTTCGGAGATTGTCCCTGCAGCGTATTTATCATTCAAAACCTTTGCCCGTTCAACGTCCGCCTGCGTTCGGTCATACACCCATTCCATCAGATAATCCCTACCTTCTCATCAGAATACAGCTCGCCGGAATAATACTCTTCTGATGTTATTTTATAATATCCACGGCATTTTGCCGTACCCACAAATCCACCTGTAAGGTCAACGCTAAAGGATTCTATACAGGCGACAAAATTTCCGTGCATTTGCAAGGTATTTTCAATCTCCGCCCAGTCCCCTGCTTTTTCCTCTGCGGACAAATGGCGTGTCTGGATGATCTGCTGGAGTTGGTAATAATCCAGGATATTGTCTGCAACCTTCTGCGCGCTTTCGTAATTTAAAAGCGTTCCGGAAAATGTTTTCGTGTTCCGCACTTCACCGGACTTTATATGCTCGATTCTGGACAGTGTAGCCAGCTCTGTACCAACATATTTGTGCCCCGTGATCGTGACCTCTGCACGTGCGTTTCCCGCGATTTCCAGCACAACATAGTACGGCATTTGTTTGACAATCCTCCCCGCAGATGCGCTCATGTTCGCTGCCGGGCTTGTGAGCTGAATTGTATGTATCCCCGGATCGTATGTGCCTTTCGTAATCTCGCTTTCCGCCGCGTCCAACACCCACGTTTTATATTTTACGCTTACGTCTGACACATAAGGATCTGCCTTTAACGTCGTGGAAAATTTCCGGCTGCGCGGAATCGTTGTCGATATTTTTCTGGTCGATTTTCGTATTTCGATTCCAGACCGGCGGGATGTGTTCATAATCGCAGCGCAAGCGAACAATACCTCACGCAGAGTTTTTTGACAGGTCTGGATTTTAAGCGTGCCATACAGCGGCGTTTGCGCCACCTCTTCCTCAACCGTATAATCTTCAATCCCTGCCGCTGTCATAATCTCTTCGATCACACTTCCCGCCGTTTCTCCGGCGTATATCCGCCCGTCTTTAAAATCCACATTAGCAAGCATCCCTTTGTAGTCGATCGCCGATATTTGGGTGACATTTTTGGTGGTACTGTTGGATTCCATAAAAAACACGCCCAGCGGCATCTTCACGCCGTCAACGATTTCGTATGGCAACATTCTTTGCTTTTTCTGCAATGTTTTGTGCAACCCGTTAATGTTTCCAACATTAAAATCATCATCAGTGTCAACAAAGTCAAACGTGAGTTTGTCCGTTTTAATCTGATTACTGATAGGATCTGTGTCATTTACAAGCTTCGCGCTTTTTATGACATCGGGGCCCCAGATAAACGTTGTGCCATACTCGAGATAGTTTAACTTTACATTGTGCCACGGTAGGGCACGTACAAATCGGATTTCAATGCGTCCGTATTCCTCCACCTGGTTTTCGGCAAAATAATTCAGTTTGTCCGGAAAGAAACGTTTTTGCGATTTATATGTACCGCCGAGGTCGTACCATGTCACTTCCATCTCCAGCGGGAATGTTTCCGAAAAATGAAAAGTCAGCCCGATAGAGGTATGATTTTCGGTAAAATCTATTCTGATTACAGGCTGTTTTGTGAAAATTCCATCTGCGCCCGCTTGCACATCCGAAAAAAATGGGATGTCCGTCGGCGTGTCTGGCATTTCGCTAAGACTCCCATCCAACACGAAAAAATTATGTTCCAGTGTAGCGTATTTTGGTGGGCTGCCTTTTGACTTAAACAGCCCCATATCCCCAAAAGCAGCATTGCTCTCTGTGCTTTCTTTTGCATCAGGCAGAGCAGTCGTGTCATACAGATTGTATTCGACATAAAATTCTGTTTTCATCATGGTCTCCTTGCCGGTTCTTTCGCCGTAAACTTGCAGGTAAACCCTTTATAATCAGCGCTATCCTGTGTTATCTTCTCGTATTCATCAGAGACGCTGGATATATAAGCTGTGTATTCGTAATAACCAGGATCTGACGGCAGCGAAATAATATGGGATGGGACGGGCTCTGTAACCTTATCCCAGAAACGTTTATATACGCCATCCGGGAACGAGCTGCTCTTCCCGACCGACATTGTGTAGTTAAAATACACGCCTATCAATTCACGCTGGAGCTCTCCCGTTTCAACTCTTTCGGCGAATTTGTCGAGGAAATCCGCGTTTCTTTTTATGGACACGATGGGGATGTTAAAATACTCCCCATCTATGTATATGCCGCGTGTAAAAATCATCCTCCGATCACCTCCAGATCATATCCTTGCCTGCTTGCTTCCGATAAGAAATCCTGCAGTGTAGCTTGCGCCAGATCTACCCCGTTTACCTGCAAGACAATTTTCGCCGTTCTAAATCCGCCGCCGCTCTCTGCCATTACCTCCGATACAGCTTGTTTGATTGTGCCTATCGGCGCTTCGATGTTGGTCTGCCCTGCCCGCTGGTCGCCCAGAATCGCCAGGAACGGGTTGCCGCCACGGATTACCGAGCCAGATGCAAGCGCCGGGATATCCCGCAGGGTACGAGATGCAAAGCTTTCGTTTATGGCATACGGCTGCGTGGACATTGTTCGCGGCTTCGATGATCCGCCACCAGTAAATATTCCGCCGAATATCTCCCCCACTTTTTCAAATCCACTTGCAAAAAAGTCTTTAACCGCCGAGATTGCAGCACGAATTTTATCTGTAAAATTCTGAATCAAATCAATAACCGGCTTGATAGTTTCTTCGACTTTGGATTTCACAGCTTCAAAAACTGTTTTTACACTCGTTTTGAAGTCATCAAATTTCTTGATAATCTCCGTCGATTTTTCCTTGACTTTGTTCATCTTTTCTTCAAATGTGCTTCTTACTTTTTCCCAAATCTCCACCGCTTTATCACGGATTTCTCCCCAGATTTCAAGGAAAAATTCTTTGATCGGTGTCCAAATTACCCCTGCAGTCTCTTTGATGGATTCCCAGGTTTCCGCGAAAAATAATTTGATATTTTCCCACACCGGCAATATATTTTCCAAAATTTCTGTCCAAAACTCATCCCACCATATCTTAAACTCGCTCCACTTTAACGAGGCATTTTCTGTGATTTCTGTAAATTTTTCGCCCAAGAATGTGCCAGCAGCTTCACAGAAATTAGAAAGGGATTCCATCATACCGTCAAATGCTTCAGATGCAATTTGAGCCATTTTTCTAGCTACTATAGTAATATCCCATGTTGACGGATCTGTTATTTTCCTCTGACGGGTCAAGTATTCTTCTGCCTTTGTCCCTAATTCCTCATAAGTCTTTCCAGCTTCATCACGAGCTTTTCGATTGTTTTCCTGCCATTTTGTAAACTCTTCATCATTTCCGCCAAGAGCTGCATATGCTGTATGAATCAAGCCGTTCAGTGTCTCTGAAATGATGTCGCCCACATCCTTCAAAAGCGTTGCCCAATCAATTCCTACCAAAAAGTCGCGGATTGCAATACCAACTTCATCCCATTCGATTTCTTCCAATCCCGCCTTTATCATTTCGAGAATAGATGTAGCTACTTTTGAAAACGCCTCGCCTGCCGCTTTCCAGTCAATATTTTTTACAGTTTTGGAAATCTGTTGACCTATATTGGCCCCAATAGCCTCCCAGTCTGCGGTTGAAAAAAATGTGTACACGGTATCGACAAACGTATTGACTAAATTAGATATTGTATTTGAAACATTGTCCCAGTTAAACCAATCTGTAAACGAATTGATCGCATCTGCCAGCCCTTTAGCTCCTGTCACAAAGGTGTCATAAATAACATCCCAATCAATGCTTTCAAAAAAACCATTCAAGGTATCTGCAATAAAAGCACCTATCGAATCCCAGTGAATTGTATGCACAAATTCATTCAAGAACTCAAATGCGGTGTTGATAGCCTGTGCAAGCGTTGTACCAATCGAGTATCCAAGACCTTCAACCTCAATAAATCCGTTGATAAAGGTTGCTATACTGTGAGCAATTCTCCGAGCAGATTCTTTGATATCATCCCACGGGATATTATCCAGAGCTTCTTTCAGCTTTTCCCCCAAGAACTTACCAAGCTCATAGAAGTCACTGTTTTCCCACATTTCTTTTAACCAATCGGCTATTTTCAACCATTTATTATCTATTGGTACTTCTTCAAATCCTCCATCAGCACCCGCACCTCCACCGCCGCCGGAATTGTTCTGCTTTTGCAGCACATCCAGGTCATCAAATTTTGCCAAAGCTCCGGCCGCCTTTTTTGCCGCCTCTGCTGTTCCATTCAGGGAATCGTTATAGGAATCCTGTATCTTTTTCGCTCGGATGAATGTGCTTTTCCCGCCGAGGATGGCAATAAGCTGCGCCACGTATGTTATCGCCCGCGTTATCCCGTTTATAAGCGCATTTAGATACGGAATTGCTATCTGGACAATCGGTGCAAAGGCAGCTGCAAGCGCATTTCCAAGCGTAACCAGGGAATTTTTTAGCGTCTGAAATGAATTTGCCAACGGCTCAGAATATTTTGCAAGGTTTGAGAATCCCTTTTGCATTCCGGACACCATCGCATTAAATGCTTTTGTTATCCAGTTAAATACCAAAAGCGATAACGCGATACCTTTCAACCTTGACGCAAATGTGCTGAACATCCCTGCACTTTTCTTTGATGAGAATGCGATTCCTTTTAGCCTTGACGCAAGGGCGCTGAACAGCCCCGCGATTTTTTTCGCGCCGGACGAGGCTGTTTTAAATGCTTTATCGGCAGAATTCTTCATCCGGTCAAATTCTTTTTTGATGGGCTTCTGCTTCGCGTTAAGTTCTGCCATCCTGCGCTTTGAAACATCTATGTTTCCGGCAAGCTGAGACGCTTTTGCAGACATTTTTTGAAACTCTTCCGTGTCTTTCGGGGATACAAACGCAGCGCCGGATGCTTTCTCCGCGTTTATTTTTGCCTTGATTTCATCTACTTTTTGAGCCGCTTCATCCAGTTGAGCCTTGTCCACCTTCGGGGTATACGCCTTTCCACTGTTCTCCATCTGCTGAAGCTTTTCTTTCAGATCATCTACACGGTCGGATGCGGCTGCAACCTGTTCATTTAGTACGTCCCATGCGCCGCCGGTTTGAGGTACCCCCATGTTTTCCCAGTCTGTCTGACGTGCTACAAGCTTAGACAGCTCTCCTTGCGCCGCAACGAGGTCTTTCTGTAAAGCTTTATACTCAGACGTTGCCGCCCCCTTTTGTGACATACGGGCCTGCAGTTTTGAATACTCGGATTCTGCCTTTTCTAACTCTCTTTGTAATTCTGCAAATTTTTCTGTCGGGATTTTCTTTTGCGAAAATTCTTCCATTTTGCGATTGAGAGAATCTAAAGCCGCGCTGTCTTTTTTTATGGCATTAGACACGCGCATCATCTGGCTGTTTAAATCTTTTGTTTCAATTTTTGTGTTTATCCGTATCGAACCGTCATATTTCGGCATATCAGCCTCCTACCTTGATCCATTTCATAAAAGCGTCAACGTCTTCCTGTTCCTCTTCTGTCAGTTCCTCTTCCCGCTCTATTGCAAATATTTGTTTCTGCTCCTGCAATGCCTGTTTTGCACGCGTGTCCATCTTAGGGTCTATTTTCTGCTGCCGGATGGCTATGACGTTCGTGTATGCGCATTCACCGAGCGTGGACAGCAGTCCCATGAACGCCCAGTAGTGCATGTCAGACCGGTTCAGGTCGATTCCGTACTTCTCCAGAAATGCTGAATAGATGCGCCACTGGTCTATGTCAAAATCTGTTACCGGAACTTTGTCCTCATCCTTCGGGCGGTTGTCGGTATACCACCCGCTCAGAAACCACCTAAGGCCATCCACGGCAGTTTTTAAATCGGGTAAAGAAGAAGGGCTGCCGTCCCCATCCTCTGACGGATACAGCAGCCCCAGCGCTACAGCCAACCTTTCATCGTCTGACAGGTCCGGATCTTGCAAAGCCTGTGAAATCTGGATCCCTGTCTGGAAGGCTTCGTCTATGCGGAAACCCTCATATTCTGTTGGGAATTTATCAAGCAGCACATTCCACATTTAATTGCTTCGCGCCCCTTTCCTGTTCGGGCTGTATTTGCTTGTGATTTTCTGATTTCGTTCAGTGGCGAAGCCCTGAAGAATCGGTATGATCTGGTCTAAAAAGTCCGCGATAAGCTCCATTCCCGGGGATTCCACGTCAGGGAACACCTTTTTGCAACACCCGCTCCCAAACAGAGAATCCAACTCAGCGCAGGCCTCTTTGCATAAAGCGTCATACGCTCCGAAGCGTTCCGTGAAATCACCGGAAGAATCATTAGCAATCCTATCGGCTTCCTCGTTTTTTGCATTCAGCCATGCCACAAAATCGTCAAAACGCTTAAAAAAGCTGTTGTCAGAGATGTTGACCGCAATATAATCGCCGTTGTCGTTGACCTCAATGCGTTTGACGCCACTGTCTACTCGTAAACTTGCTGCTCCCATCTTGTCCTCCTTATTCCGTTAAAGCCCTGGCAGACGCGGGCGTCGCTGTGAATTTTCTTGTGGTTACGTTAAACGTTCCAGCTTCTCCGTCACCTCTGCCACCCAGAGTCAGTGTATCTGTCACGTTTGACCCTGCATCGCCACCTGTGCCACCTACACTCACAACGCAGCGACGGCGGACTGCCGGATATTCAGGTCCAGCGCCGGAAACTCTCACGCGGACATAGGATGTTATGGCATCAGCTCCGACGGGCAGCGTGTCTATCATCTTGTTAAACCAGTCTGTAAGATCCTGATCCTCTTCGTCTACGTTCTGCCTTTCAACTTCGATGGACGGCGTATAAGATTTAAGGTCAGTAGATCCGTTTTCCTGATTGATGTACTGTACCGTCTCCGTCTCGGGGTTCATTTCCTCCGTTAAAGAGGTAATACCCGTTCCCAGAAGCCGGTAGTCTGCCGCTGTCCCCTCAGAGGTCGTGTCCATTTTTACATCGACAAAATGTCTCAACAAATGTCTTTTCATCGTTTTCTTCCTTTCTTAAAATTCAGGTTCGATAACATTTTTATAATAAACCGTAACCGGTAGAACCCAGTCCTGCACGCCATTCTCCTGCGGCTGTGTCCCATATGCGTTCCCGCGTGTTACCCGCTCAACCCTCCGCCCTGCGGTCAGATCTGGGTATATCGCTTTTTCGTACTCTTTCCCTTCAATCCCGGAGGGTTCGTGGCAAAGCCAGCGACCCAGCGTATCCAGGAATTCCAGAATAGTAATTTTCTGTCGTTCCCTTGCTCCCGTGGTCGAACGGTATACTACAAAGCAGGGATACCGGCATTCCTGATATATCCGCCCGAGTATATCTTCTTTTTCTGTATACACCAGCGCCCCGGAATCATTGGAAAACGCAATACCATCCTCAGACCCGAGCTCTTCGAATTTAATTACTTCATCCGGATACAGCCCCGGAAACTGGTTAAGCAGCGACTTCATTGCCGCCGTCAAAACATCATAGCCGGTAGCATCATTCCCGATAGGTTCAGCCATTTTCCTCCACCTACTTCCCTAAGATTTCAAAATGCGGAATTATCGCATATGGTCCGCCCACTGACGATATAAGATAAACAAAATCCTTTTCGGTATTCATAAACGCGTAAAACCCTTCATATCGCCTGTCCGTATAATCTGCATCGTTCACAGGACTGTCCCCGTCCCATGCTCCTACCATAAAAAAATCTGTAGACGGATTAAATGTAATGCTGTCGGGCAACAAATCGTTGACCTGTCTGTTCCATTCCTTCGGCGGAAGCCACGGCAATTCTTTTCCGACGGTATCAACAATAATTTTTCTCCCGTTCTTGACCCCGAACGGGATATGTAACTGTGCGTTATCTGTGCTGTCTGTCCCGTACAGTTTCATGATCTGCCCCCGATCAGTCTCAAGATGCACGCCGGAAAGCACATGAGGATACCAGATGGCGGCGGTGCTGGATTCGTAAAAATTGAATATTGTCACTATCGCATCATTCATCGGTATCCCTCATTTCACAAAGAGCTTCGTTAAATTTATCCGTAAACGCCCGGATTCTCACGATATTTCCCATGCATTCCTCTGGCACAGAACTGTAAAAGATGATCGTCTCCGGCTGCAACCGCCGCACCATTTCTTCATACCCTGCCAAAAACAGCGCCTTTTTTTCCTTGCTGTTCATGCAGCCAACAGAAGATACCGCCACGGTTCCGCCCTCCGGCTCCCCGTCAAAGCACCAGTCAAATGAGTCCGGCGTGCTCCATGAGATTGTCGGGATAACTTGTATTCCTGCCTCATGCATATACGCCGCACACCAGTGTTTCCGGTAGTGGTTGTATATCTGCATCACCTTAGGAAAATCTGTATAGGTAGAGAAATCTGGAGACATTACATAGCGGAATCTTTGAAGCATCGGGATATACCGGTCTATGTTTGACCACAGGCGGCAAAACTGGTAATCATCCAAAAAGAAATGAACGCCTTTTCCCTCGCAATCCTTGGTACTCTTTGCATAATTGAATCCGATCCAGTCACAACCGCCCTCATAGGCTACTGGCTCTATCTGCGGTATGCCATATTCACCCACGCCGTCAAATAGCCGGCGCTCCAGATTTTCATAATTACGGCAGTTTCTGTAATTCATTATGAATACCAATACTTTCCACGTTTTGATTTCCTATAATACCGTTTTCCGTCAACTGTAATTTCCAATTTTCCAGAATTGGCGGCTGATGTTAGAGCCGATGCAAGCTCCCGCTCTTTTCTCGCCTTTACATTCTTATCGGATTTGTTTCGCAATTCTTTCATATAGGAATCTATAGAGCCTCTTACATCTGCAGCTTTGCCCGCTAAACTTCCGCTTCTTTGTCCATGTGTAAGCCTCGCAGGGCCGCTTACATATGGATTTACAGCAGCCGCGGCAGCTTTTAATGCTGCGGTTGAAAGCTTTGCCATTTCGTCAATAGCGTCTTTTTTTTCTTGACTAGACAGTTCAAAATTGTTTATTTCCTTAGAATTGCTTAAAAACATTCTTTTTATAATGTCTCCCATGTCCGTAATAGAAGCATCATTTGCCCGTCTAATATCGTCTTGATTTAAGAATTTGAATATGCTCATACTTCTTCCGCCATATTCAAGTTTTGTTCCCGAAACCAGACCGCCTGCTGCACCACGCCCGTCCATAAAATCACGCTTTCTTTGCCTGCTTGTATACCTGGTTTACTCCTGTGGCCGCCAACCCGGACACCATGCCCACCGCCGCAGCATTGATATAGTCCGTCGCCGGGAAGTCCGGCATGATGTTCATTCCCAGCGCACCCAGAAGGCCGCCGCATACCGCCATAATGACCGGAATCCACTCATCCGGGATTTTCTGCGCCGCCTTACAGCCCAGACCGATAACATAGCAGATAGCCACGATGGCCACACAAGTTCCTAATGTCGTAATGTCCATGAGTTAATCCTCCTGTTTAACCACAATCTTTTTGCATAAAGCTAAAAATTTATTGTTACCCATTTCTACCTTATTCCCGCGTACAATAACGGTACGCCATCATCATTTTTCACTCCTGCCAGATAAAGCATTGCCGCATCTGCCAGAAGCTTGTTCGTCTCCTGTGCATCCCCGGCCGCCTGGTAGACCGCGCTCCATGCCTTTGCGCCGTTTGCCATTTCAGACGGGGAGGCGTAGGAAACTGATTCAGAACCGGCAGACTTGGAAGTAATTACTCCCGAAGTAACACCGCCAGCCCCGCCGGAAGATGTCCCCCCGGCAGCGGCAGATAGCGCCTGTTTATCTGCCAGCTCCAGTTGATATAACTTATCACAGACCGCACACACGGCCTTCTGTACCTTTGTCGCCGCCCTTTCATCAGACGGTAAGCCGTCAGCCAATCGGTCAAAGGTTATCACGTCCAGAAAGTCACTGGCGCGGTCTGCGATACGATCAAAGTCCTCCGCCGGGACGACATTCCCGTGGTAGATCTGTTCATAAAATGTAAATGTCGTGTATGCCATCCCGTCGGCCTCCTTATCTCCTACTCTTCCGTCTTGTTTCCCCGGAAAGCGGTTCGCCGTCAGTATTCAGGGGTGTACTGGCGGCCATCAACCCCCCGCATTTACGGTGATTTTCGCGATACCATCCAGGTATTCCGCAAACAGCACAAGGCCGGTGATCGCAAACGCCTCAGACACGGCGGTGTTGTAGTTGCCCTGTGTGTGGAAACCGATCAGATTCGTTTCTCCGCTGGTCGTGTACACAAGTCCTGCCTTCGCGAAGTCGCTGTCGTTGGGGTCGATGTAATACATCACGATGTTTTCCACCGGTGTAGCGATTACCGTATCAGCCGGAATCTCGCTGTCAGAAAGGAGGAAAATTGTATTGAACCCCATAAAATCCTTCAGGTACTGGAAGCCGAACTGATTCTGGATGGTGATGTTCGCTGCTCCGAGATACTTGTACACGTCAAGGATGTTCACAAAACCGACAACCCCGGTGATGTTCCGGTGCATCTGCTTAAACTTGTTCTCAACCTTGCCCTTTGCCATCGCAAGTGCCATCTGGAAGGTTGTTTCCTCGGACGTGAGCGTTCCGGTTTTCAGATAGTCGTAAAACTTCTTTGTCACGCCCGCCTGAAGCTGATAGAGGAACTCGTCGTCAGTCATCTGGACAGCGTTGTCATAACCGTGGTCTTTGATTGCTTCAATCGAAACGGCCTTCGCGTACTTCTCGATGGTCATTTCCTGATACTTCTTTTCCTTTACGGTAAATTTGCTATACGGGATATCCTCGCCTTCGCCTACTGCACCATCCTCGAGCGTCCCCTCCGCATATTTACTTTTCAGCACTGCGCCGGGCTGCTTCTTTATGGGGCGCATGATCCCCAAGATGTCCCGCAGATGCTGCCAGTTGCGCTCGAATCTGGTTACAAAATCCAACTCTCTTGCGGTTACCTGGACATCCGCTGTTTTAATCAAATTTGCTTTTGCTGGCATATTAGCCCTCCTGCTTTAATTAAATAAACTCATGTTCGCAGCAATTGCAGCCTGACGCTCAGAAGCATCCTTGATGCTCATAATCTGGTCTTTCGTCAGCGCGCCGCCCTGCCCCTGCTTATTTGTCGGCTGTGTAAAGCGTGCCTGATTCTGCTGTGCTTTCTGCTGCTCATCGTCAACAAATGCCGAAGCGTCCTTTTCCTTCATCTGGGTTATGAGGTCATTCAGTCCGAGGATTTTCCCGTCTTTCAGCTTTAATCCGGCCTCCTTGACTTCTGCCATAATTGCGCGTTTAGCCGCTTCGCTTGAGAATTTAATCCCTTCAAACTCCGTCTTTAGAGCGTCCGAAAAATCTCTCTCATACAGTTGCGCCTGTGCGTTTTTCTCGGCATCCTCTGCCTTTTTCTTCCAATCGGCCAAATCCCTCTGCATTGTTTCAAGGTCAACGCCCTCGAAGCCTTTCAGGGTGCTTTCTGCCGTCTCAGCTTTTTCTTTCCACGTGTCCCGGTCAGTCTCAGCCTTTACCAGCTTCTTTTCATGTTCAGCTTTCGTGACGTAATTTTCCGCCACCTTTTTCGTAAGGCTTTCTTTTTTGTCCGCCGAGACCTCAATTCCCAGTTCTGTCAAAATTGCTTCAATATTCTGCATCTTTATCCTCCTAAACGTGATTGATTAACCGCCCGTCAGCGGTATGGATTAAGCCCGATAAACCACGGGCGGGGTAGTTGTGGGAAGGGGAATTGAACCCATGACACACGGCTTATAAGGCCGCTGCTCTACCTCCTGAGCTATCCCACAAAGCGCCCGGGGTAGCGAACCGGGCGAAAAGCGTAATGATCGGCGCTGTCTAAACAATGCACCTATACCGTGCGCCGGGGCTTGAACCCGGCTGCTTCCATGCACGGTGGCAAAAACAAAGAAAGATGGGATGGATTTTCCTGCAATTACGATTTACAGGATTGCACACAGACGGAGTCGAACCGCATTTTCAACCTTCCCGCAAGGCTGTGTGCTGTAAAGGAGGAAATACAAATACAAAAAAGAGCCAGCAATCTGTAAGAAATCCTTACAAATCACTGGCTCTGCGTCTGGCGTCTGGCACTTAACGGGCGATAGGTTCTACTTTCCCGTTTTCAATATTCACGAGGCTGGTCATTTTGCATTTTGGACAAAACACCGGAAGATTATGCGCTGTCGTATCCTTGCGGAATGCTGACCGCGTTTTATTATTACAGACAGGACAGTATACCCTTTTGATCTCCATAATGATCATTCCTTTCCATAGCCTTTAATACATTTTACCAAACAAAAAAAACTATGGCGTACCCATGTTTAAAGCAAAAGCGGCAAGTTTCCTCGCCGCCTTTACTCACATCATCTTTCGTAATTTTTCGATATACCGCGAAATGGTCTCCCTCTCTTCTCGGCAGTCTGCATCTTTTGACAGATCTCCCAGCTCTTCCGTCAGTGCATCCATATGCTCTTCCAGAGCGGCCAGCATACGCCGCTTGCAATCCTCAGACTTGCCGTTGCGATAAGACTGCTTGTTTTCCATGTAATCATCATAAGGGTCATTGTTTCCGTTTCCACGGCTATAGTGCCCCTTTACATAGTGCTCCCCACGTCGCGCATAGGAGGATCCATCGTCATAGGCCGTCATGCTCATTCCATCATCCCTGCTGTATCTCCCACGGCTGTCGCGTTTCCGCCTCTCGCTGTACTCTCCATTCTGGCTATAACCGCCTTCCATTTCGTCGAGAACGGCGTTATAATAGCCCTCTTTGCACTTCCAGTATTCCACATTTTCCATGTCTTTCAGCATGTCGATAAGCTTGTATGCAGTTTCAAGGTTTCCGGTATTCAGACCTTTTTCTGCGATTTTATCCAGTTCTTCACGGATATTTTGCATCAATTTATAGCTCATGGTCTGCCCTCCTTAACCGCAAACCCGAACAGCTGTTATGTTCGGGTTGTCTACTAACACAGGAATTGTCCCTGCGTTTTTGATGGAAATGTTTTCACAGCATCCACAGAACACATCGACGTATGTCTGGGACGATGTGTTAAAATACTGCCCTACTGCCGCAGGGGTGGCACGCATCACCGTGCCGCCGAGGATTTCCCCATCTCTGGCAATTCCCAGCGCCACTTCTCCTACCGTTTCCCCAGTCGGTACTGCGACGTTCCCGGAAAATGTAATCAGATATCTACCGGGCTTTACAAGCGTTATCTGCGCGCTTCCAGCCCTGTGTCTTTCTGCGCATCCGCCCTTTGTTGCCACTGCCGAAAACGGGATAGACTGCCCTACGGGGACCGTGACCGGCGTTGTGTTTACTAACTCAATCATTTTATTCTCCCTTCATTTCAAAAGGGGCAGACGTTCTCAGCCTGCCCCTTTTTGTGAATAACGGCATCAGCCGAACATCATGGCAAAATAATGCCACGAAGATACTCCGTCTGAAGTTTTAACATCCGCATCCCGTGTTGCCTCCGTAGCCACATCCGGCGCCAAAGCTAAAGCCTGTCGGGTTTACGATGGACGTGTACGGGGACATGACCGGATAAGACGGCACGGGTGTAGGTCTCAAAGCATTTAAGATGCTGTTTGTCTGTGCGTTGTTAGACAGCTGGAGCTGTGCGGACTGTAACTCGGTCTGCAAAGACTGTATCTTGTCCTGTGTAAACAGGTCGATAATGCGCTGTGTTCCGGCGTTCTGCGCGTCAATTACATCGCGGAATCCGTTGTTTACGGTATTCTGTAGGATGTTTGTCTGGGCTGCCATGTTGTAGTTTACGCCAGCAATAGCCTCACGGGTATCGCAGCAGCATTGCTGCATCTGATAACCCAGATTTGACAGGTTGGCGTTTACGCCAGCAAGGCCGTTGCAAAGCTGGCCGGAAAGGTTCTGGATCCCGTTTTCGATTCCCTGCGTGGACAGCGCTGCGTCGATATCGGCACGGGTTGCATAACCCTGAAATGCAGGAGAATTTGCTCCTCCACCATTTCCGCCCCAGCCGCCGAAGCCGCCCCAGCCAAACATACCGAAAATCAGGAAAAGGATAATCCATGCACCCCAATCTCCGCCGAAGCCGTCATTTTTTCCTGTGCCGCCGGTTAATACGGCAACATCAGAAGCGGTTAAACCGTCTGTCATAGTAATTATCTCCTTCGATAATGTATTTACAAAACCGTGTGCACCCGGTTGTGTACTATTTAAAAAAGCCTTTAAACATACCCTGCATCTGCTGCGCCATCTGCTGGGCTTGATTTAACTGTTGCTGGTTTATTTTGCCAGACTGCAACAGCCTGTTAATCTCTTCATTCGGATTCCTGCCCTCCATCTCTTTCCGGAATTTTTGGAACTGTTCCAGCATTCCGGCCATTCTATTACCATTCAGGGCCTCAAACAAGGGATTCGCCATGTTTGCCTCCTTCCGGCTTTGTTGCCGTTTCGAGATAACTATATAATTCTTCATATTTACTTCTCAAATCGTCGTATTCCTTCCGCGTAACATATTTATCATCTAAGTTCACTTCCGCCTGTTTCTGTGGCTCTTTCGCGCCCACTGTGACCTCTTTGTAAGCAAAGGTGCGGAGCGTCGGCATCCCGGCGGCATCGGTAGTTTTTATATAAAAATTAGAGTTTTCGGAATCCATCAGAAGGACGCTTGTATTTGGAGCGACAAGATAAGATTTAGCTCCAGCCTCGCCCTGCACCCACAGGATCCCCTGATTTACCTGCTGTGGCTGCTGATACTGAGCCTGCATCTGCGCCAGCCTGTCCATCTGCGGCTGTAGCGGATTTACTTGTCCATACTGATACGGATTATAGCCGTATCCTTGATATGGTAATGCCATGTCTGCGCCTCCTATGACTAATTTAATGACTTTCTATGGCTAAATTATGGCATAAAAAATAAGCCTCTGACAGTTCATCAAAGGCTTACAAAAGTATCAAATCAGCATACTCGTATTATCTTTTTGTTTATTCGCTGGCTCATTCTTTTCACGGTGGACACACTCACGTTCATCATCTCCGCGCACATTTCCAGTGGGATATTCTGCGCCCGTAATTCAAAAAGCTGCCGTTCCTCAGGTGTAAAATTGCAGTATTTGCGAAAAAAATTCAGTTCAAACACTGTAAAATCGTATACCTTCAAGATTACTCCCCTTATTGCGTCCGCGCCAGATAAGATATAAGCTTGCCCCTCGTTTCTTTTAACTGCTCAACATTGTTCCCTGATATCTGGCTGTTAAGCATCGTTACCAATGTCTCCATGATTAGGCTGTCCCGCTCCCTAATCTCATGCATCGTTTCAAAGTCTCGCTTGTCATGCTCTTCAAGGACTTTTACCCGCGTGGTGAGCTTAATCGCGGGGGATATCCATTTATGTATCACAGCCACAGCGCCCCCTATCACCGAAATGCCGCCGCACACAGCAAGAATAGCCTGTATCGTTTCCATAGTGCCTATCTCCTTATTTCTCCCAGTAGTATATCGGTATCTCCTGACCGCTGTCCCATGTGTCCCAGTAATGTCCATCTTTGACGCACACCACATGGCCTTCTATCCCGAGCACATACGTCCCTGCTGGATGGTCTCGGCAAAAATCATCTACCGTGTAAACATGCTGTCCGTGGTCGTCTACGATATACCGGCGGAATCCGTTCTCACGCAGGTATGCGCCCCAGACAACATTTGCAGACGGCATATCCGAAAACTGACAAGCCTTTACCATGACGCCAGAAAAGGCGGTTTCCCAATCAATAGACATAGCCTTGCATATCGCCCTTATGACGCAATCCCCGACGCGCTGAGAGCGTGGATTTGGATTGAATTTTGCCCAATGACTCATTTCCCAGTCCCTTCTTTCTCCGCATGTCTTTTTGCCCCTTTATTTGCTGCCTTTTGCTGCGGGTATCCGAATCCCGCTAATGCATTCCGATCATACTGCGGCTGTAATCCATGTTCTTCGCAATACTGGTTATAAGCCCTGTTCTGTCCCTGCAATCGGTAAGCCAGCTTATCATATTCCTGCTGGCGCTTTTCCCGTTCCGTGTCGGACGCCCATGCAAGCTCTTCCTGTTTTACTATCAGCTGACGTTTCGTCTTTCGGATTCCGCGCTCCATAGATCGCTGCTTCTGGCTGTCCTCATACCGTTTTAGATTTTCAGCATCGGTAATTTTATTTCCGCTTCCATCCAGCAGATTCCCTTCTGCGTCCCTCCACGGATTCTTCATCCGCTTGTCAAACAACATATGACCGTGACGACAGTTATAGCCATGCAGCCCTCTCATATCCACAACCCTGCCCTCTCCCGTGGTCAGATCAATATCATACCCCGTCGATTCCAGCAGGTTCGGATATCCAGGCTCGCTTCCGTCAATTTTAAATACACGGCCCTGCCATTCGTCATGACCCGCAAGCAAGGGCTGCCCGTCGCGCCTTACTCTTGCCCCGAGGTGCGCCGAGGTCAACACATACTCTGTTCCGCTGTCCACGATATACCTGTTTGTCAGCTGCGCCGCTGTCTGGTTCATTGACGTCACTACACAGCATCGTACCGCAGATTCCAGCGTCCTTCGCGTCCCTGTCGGGTAATCCACCATAACGCCGCGTCCCGCATACGCATCCAGCACATCCACTATGGCTGCGGGATAGCTTTGCACTCCGCTTGCTACCCTTACATCGGCTTCGTCGAGCAGCGACACAAGGTCTTTTTGGCTTTGTTCCAGCGTCGTCCTTGTGAGGTTCTTCAACTCCGCCCGGCTTTTTATGTACTCTGCTTCAATAACAGCCATATATCGTGCATTTTCAAGCGGAGACTGCGCCGCGATACCCATTTCTGACAGTGTAACCGCATCATCTTCCCACGATGTCAGCACGGCACCACGCAGGAGCTTCCGCAGTTCTTTTTCGCTCAGGTCTGTCAGTTCCATGATACGCCGCTGTATCTCATCCCGGCTTTCCCCCAACTGCTCCAGCCTGTACAGCAACCTGTCCGCCGTGGCTGTGATTTTCCCGGATTTTAAAATCCTTCTGGCGATATCCCGCAGGATAAAGTTTTCCAGCCGTTCATAGAGTTCTAATATCCGGTCAGCTTTCCCTTCAAAATACTCTGGTCTCAGCATCACTCTTTCCCCACCGTTTTTCTCACAAGATTCAGCCAGTCGTCTTTATGCCGCCTTTTGGCTTCCTCGAACCATTCAGACGTTGTTCCCGGCTCGTGATATTTAATCCGTCTCTGCGTCGGGCTTTTGCTGGGAGGGGATGTCCACCCTATGATGTTCCCCTCTGCGTCTTTAAGCGGGATATTCGGACCGTACACAACGCCCTTGTACAAATAATGAGCATATGGCGTGTCATACTCAACGATGCCGCCGTATACCCCGTCTGGATATCTTACACTGTTTCTTAGTGCACCCTGCCGGAATGGAACGAAGGGGGCGCTGTCCGCCACTACCTGCATATTCAAAAGCTTCTGGGCTTCCAGCAGATTATCGTCTATGCGGGACGTATCGAGCTTAATCTCCACGTCCCCAACTTTCGTATCCAGGTTCATTTTACCACCTCCCGCATTTTATGGCGTACCCTTATTTCATCTTTGCGTATCCCACGCTCATCCCCGCTTCCGCATCGTTTGCCACGGTCGTTGTTGGGCTGTAGGTTCGCAGGGCTTTATAAGTGGCAAGCTGCTCTGTGGTAAGAGGTTTTTCGATCGGTGTTTCAAGCTGCCCTAAAAACGTCAATGGATTGGCTGAGTTTATAAAACCAAGAATCTGTTCTTTAGCCTCTTCTTTTGTAACATCTTCTTTGGGATGATAATAAAAAGTTGTTGAATTTAATGCCCATCCGGGAGCAATTCCACAATTTGTATAAATACCATGTGAGATTAAACACTTACTCGAACCATCCCTATATCTATTTACAAGGGCTCCAGAAATACGATATCTGTTTGGAACATCAGCGGTTTCTTCAAAATTTTTCCACTTTGCTTTTGGTGTTTCTGTTGCGACCCTCTGCACATACACTCCTTTTTTAAAATCCACCTCGTCGCATACCCACTGCTGCCCGTCTGCATCTGTGTAGTTTCCGCCGGATGATACCGGGATGCCCGGGAGACCGTTTGGAGTGGGAATGATGAGGGCCTGGGCGGGCTTGTAGGGTTCGTATGGCAAGGCGGTTGAGCCTGCGTTAATCATCGGATTAGATACAACTTCGTTATATGTCCCATTACTAATATAACAGTGATAAGTTGTTTCTTCATCAATTGTTAATATTCGATCAAATACGGAATCTTTAGATGCAATAATGTGCCATATAGCGCCACCTGTTAGACAATATACCCCAGGTTTTAACGTTATGTAAAAATTTCGGTTATTTGTACCAAAAGTTCCGTTTAAAACTACCTCTCCAGAATCGTTTATATGCAGAAGTCCTGCATCTATCTGTGTTTTTAATGCAGTGGAAGCATCAAACAGATTCGCGCCCAGTGTCTTAACCTCAATCTCGCCATCCTGCCCTACGCTTTCAATCTCCTGCGGGTACTCCTGTGACGGGGAGGGCTTGCCGCCGGTGTAAGGCTCGTAATTGGATGCAGTTGGATATCTTTTGGATATAATCGCCTTAACCTTGCCATCAAAGTCTTCTTTACATCTAAGAAATATCCGAAATTTATATCCAGCAATTACTTTAATTTTCACAGCAGATCCATTTCTGGACTCTCCCAAAATTAAATATTCTCCATTTACAAATGTAACGACAAGTAATTCCGCATATTTGCCGTCTGAATAAATATAATATTCTCCCGGTGCTAATAACGGGAAATCGTCATATGCACTTTCAAACGTATAGCCTGGTCGTCCAACTGCATAGATATCGGTTCCTTTTTTTGCAGGATAGCGCTATCCCATCTTCAAATACCTCAAAATTTATGCCCTTTTTCCCTACCTCAAACGGCAATAACTGTGCCCCAGTCGTGTTCATCTGCGTTGATTTGCCGTAGAGGGTAAGGGATTCCAGCCCACGATTCCCCTTTGAATTTTCCAAGAGGGCGGGGTTGCCGGTAACGACCGTGAGCACAACGCTGTACGCATCGGCTACCAGCACCAAGAAATGCTCCTCTCGTGTCACAGGCGGAAAGACTTTCCCCTCTCCGCTGGCAATCGCCGCCCAGTAATATTCTAATCGTGTCACAGGCGCAGGGATGCTTCCGCCCCATACTCCTGCTACCTTTGCCATGTAATACTGCAATCTCGTGACGGGCTGCGGGGTATTGCCGGAATAATCCCCCGCCATAGTAGCAAGATAATATTCTTCAATAGTCACGGGCGCGGGCGTTTTGCCCTCATATGTCCCTGCAATCTTTGCAAGATAATACTCTTCCCTGGTTATCGGCTCCATCTTATTCCTCCCCGAACAGCCCCGTTTCCTTCGGCTGCGCTTCCGTCACCATTGCCTTCGCATCGTCCTCTGTCATGCCCTCAAATTTTACGAAATACATCCACGCGGGTACCTTGCCCTGCACAACATAGCTCCACCAGCGTGCCCTGTCCTCTTCGCGGTTGTAAGTGATGTCCCCGAAGTCGTATACCACTTCATAAACCCCGACAGGGGCAAGCGCGTACAGATCTGCATACACCGACATGGCATATATAGCATCATTCAGACAACTCTCCAACTTGTCCCGCACGTCCTTAATAAACTGGATGGTTCGCTGCTGCTCCGCTTCCACGCCCGTCGCTGTCTGGATGCCGCTCGCTTCGTTAAAAACAAAATAGCCGTTAGAGAACCCGCATTTATACCCTATCTGGGACAGGAGAGCATTGATTCCGTCCAGGCGTGTGGCTGTGTTAAGCTGCGGTGAAATCTCCTGATAAAACTCTTCCGGGCTGTTGCCGAACACGTTTTTTACATAGTGCGGCAGCTTAACGTCTGGGATGCGCCCGTTAAGGTTCTTCCCGCTGTCAAACATCAGCCTGTCATCTGCAAGGATGATCTTCTCGCTGTCATATATCTCACCGGCGTTCCGGCTGTATGCGATGTCCAGGTCTTTCATTTCTTCGATTGCTTCCGCGTATATCGGCATTCCCAGCGGAGAGGAAAGGTCTACGTTGTTGGCAGCAGGGGTGCGGAACACTCCGTACATGGGGGAATCAAGTCTTTCGTTCCCGCCCTTGAGAATCGGCGGCGTTTCCTCCAGCAGATCAGCCCACTTTGTCTGCTCCAGCGGTATAGGATCGCCGAGGGATTCGCTGCTCTTTGATACATATGCCCTGTTGGATATCACATACGGGTATATCACGCCCGCCTCCGTCCTCGTCTCGACAAACCTATGATACTCCAAGCGTGTATAAAACTTTTCGTTAGCCGCATAGCTGTCTTTAAACACAACGCCCGTTATATTCCCGTTATCGTCCTGCTCCGTCACGAAAAAGTCCAGAGGGGTAAACATATCAAGCCCGCCGCCATTAGGCTTTATGATGACCGTGCCATAAGCGCAGCCATACTCTACCCAATGTCGTAGGCTATAATATGCTTTATCAATTTGCTCCTGCAACCACGCCCCGCGTGTGCCGCCGTTAATTTGGATTTTAATTCCCAGCGTGACGAGCCGCGCCGTTTCGGAGCATACCGCCTTTGCAAAATTGATAGTCTTTATTCGATTATCTGCGTCTAACCAGTACGGCGCGCCGCGGTAGATGTTGGCACACTCTGCAACCTTTGCCATCATCTGCGCTGACGTGGTATCCTTTACCCTAAAATCTTTCTCCGCCTGCTTTTTAAAAATCATGCCTATCCACCTTTTTACTGTTGATAAAATTCCCATTTCTGTATCACCTATGCCGTATTGCCCCGCCTGTTAAATAATGGCTCAAATGCGTACCGTGTGGCCGCTATAGTGTGATCTGCCTGTCCTTCTGGATATCCGCTGATGATGTTCCCGTCCTTATCCCTGTCATACTCATATTTTGTAAACTCATCATAGACATTCGGTGTACGGCGGCGGTCAATAACGATTGTTCGCCGCTGTAACCACTTAAAACCATACTCCACACTACCCGGCCCCTTTACAGCCCCCGTTGCCGGAAGTCCCATATCTCTATAGTCATTGATTGACTTAGGCTCGGCACTGTCGCAGATGATCCGGTAATCATCGTAGCCCTGTTCTTTTATCCACTGTGCCGTCAACTCATTGCTCGTCTTATGCACATAGTTTTCGTCAATAAAATAGATTTTCTCTCTTGTGCTGTCGTAATACGCCCGAATAAAAGCGTATGCGTCTGGATACCAACCGAAATCCACGCCTTGATATATTCTATCCATGTGTGAGATTTCCTCGTCTGTGATTTCCCGTAATTCCAGATATTCAAAGACGTTTCCGCCGTTTCCGTTTGCCTTCCCCATGTACTCATTATCATACGCATCTGGATTGACTTCCTTCAGATGTTCGGCGTCACTGATAAACTGCGCTCCTAGCCAGTCTGGATCTACATCAAGGTATGTGCTTCTAACCACCATAGCATCGTCATTCTTTGTTTCCGCTTCATTCGTATATTTATTCGCCCAGTTATTCTTACTTCTAGGAGGGTTGAATGACTTGAATCTATATGCCTTGTCTCCGCCACGGATAGCTGACTGCTGTATGCTTCTGGCTTCCTCCGGCCCCGCAAATTGGTCTAATTCTTCCATCCATAAAATACCGATATAGCCAAATTCCGGCTTGATTGACTTGATTTTCAACGGGTCATCAGCTCCACGGAAATATATTTTTTGCCCGGTCGGAATATGCGTAATCTCAAACGGGGATACTTTAAAACGAAAATTATCTTCCAATCCCAACTTTGCAATCGCCCATTTCATTTGTGCGTACACGGAATCTTTGATAGTATTCCCAACTTTCCGTAACACAAGTGCGTGCATATTCGGATTATTCTTTATTAACTCCGGTATAATGCAGGAAATCGCGGAGGACTTGGCTGAACCTCGTCCCCCAGGCAAAACATATTCTGAATGTCTCCCTTTCCTTACATCCCGTATCATCGGGTGAAACACATCTGCAATCACATCAAGGTCTATATGATAATCTTTTGAATTTTTGGCGGCTTCTGCTGCCTTTTCTTTTGCATCCTGTTCTTCCTTTATCGCTAACGCTTTTTCAAGGTCGTTCATCGCCTTAAGTTGGTCGGAAAAATCAGGGGCAAATCCAAAGGAATCCGTCAAAAGGCCATTTGCAATTTTGGATCGACGTACCTGAATTTCTGTCAGAGACATAATATCTCTTCCGGCTTGTTTTTCGATTTCCGCCTGCCGTTCTGCTATATATGCTGAAACTCCACGCTTTTCCAAGATATTTTTTCTTGCATTTTTAATGACTGCATCAGAATATTTGGCTTTTCTGGCCGCATCGGATAAATTCCCGCCATTCTTCAAATATTCATCCGCAAATGCCTTTTGCTTTGGTGTTAGCATTCTCTCACCGTCCTCTACTTCTTTATGAGACAAAAAATACCACCAGGGAAAGCGATATAATCCCAATTTGACATATGATTTTTATCACGTCACTCTTCGTCCCGATCATAAGCCCGAGCAGGAATGTTATTATCATTCCTGACACGAAAAAATGCCACGGAATCATTTCTCTAATCATCCTGTCCCTCTCCTTTCGTCTGCTCCCATATATCTGTCAAACATTTCACCACCTCAATCGCGCTCGCCGTCCGTAAGATCTCGTAGTCCCTCATCCTCCATCCGTTCCGCCCGTTTTGAAGTGTAGGTGTTGTTAAGATCCACATCGTTATCATCCTGTCCTGCTCTTCGCTGTAAAATTGGCTGGTAGAAATTTTGACTACGAGCCCCGTGGACAGTATGGCGCGCTGAAGCTTTTTCATGACAGCATTACAATTCATATCATACCCCATACAGTTATTATTCTATTTTACCATTCTCGTTTCCTGATCCGCGTACCCCTTTTACACAATTGCAGACCTTTATCCGCCGTTACAACAATGTAGCCGACTTT